TTAGTTACCTGATTTTTTGTGTTGCATTTGATATAATTCAAGTTTATTTACAGCTCGTTCTTTAACTTCAGCAGATACGTGTGCATATATCTCAGTTGTTTTAACGTTCTTGTGACCAAGCATGTCTTTAATATCCTCAAGTGGAACTCCTGCTTGTCGTAAACGAGCAGCATTAGTATGGCGACCGTCATGAATTCTGATTTTTGGTAAGTTTGCTTTTTGAATGATTCGGTGCCAAGCCGTGTCAACGGATCGTTGACGAATAGGTAAGCCAACGTTTTTTCCTCTATGATTGATAAATAAAAAATCTTGGTTTGAGTTAGTCATAGGTAATACATTACTTGTAAGATCATAATTAATACCATAGAGTTCTAAGACGGAGTTTCTCACTCTGTTTGTCATTTTTAGAGACCTTTTACCAGCATCAGTTTTAACGTCATCTAAAATTACTTGACCAGGTCGTTCTTTTCTATACAAACGCTGCTTGTCAAATGTGAGAATATTATCTCTAAAATCAAAGTTAAACCATCGTAAGGCCATTACTTCACCTTTTCTTAATCCTAAATCAAAAATAATTAAAAAAAATACATACCACATATACTCATCAAAATTTCTTGCAGTGTCGAGGAACAGATTTTCCTGCTCTAAAGTATAGAATTCTAGTTTCTTTTCTTTATTAGTTTTTTCTTTTACTTTATCTAATGGAAACTCTACTAAGTAGGTAGGATTACTTTTTACAAAACCTAATTTTTGTGCCTTTTTGAAAGCATTGGACAAGGCGGCATTTACAATTTTTACTGTGTTATAACTGAGCCCGTTTTTATTTTTTCCTAATTCTTTATTCGTAAATAAGCTATTAATAAATTTTTGGTGATCTGCAGGTTTATATTTATTTAATTGATAATTTCCTATATATGGATCAATATACATACGGATAGCATCTCGATAGACAATTCGTGATCCTTCCTTAACGTTATTTTTGTATTCGTTTATCCAAATATTCATAAATTTTGAAATAGTCATTTTTTGTGGATTTTCTTTAACGAATTCTTCAGATGCAATTTGCCCTTCAATTATTTTTGCAGCCTTCAAAGCTTCTTTATGACTTCTAAAACCCCTCTTGTGTATTTTTTGTTGCCTTCCAGTACCATTGCTACGTCCATTTGAAACGAAGTATTCCCAACGTTCTTGCCCATTTTTCAATTTGTATGATTTTATAGAAGCCATTAATCTTCACTCCTGAACATAGATTTTGGAAGAGTATAAAGTTTAGGTTTGTACCAGCCTTTTTCATAGAACTTATCCATTTTTAATTTTTTTTCTTTCCATGAAAATAAGGGGAGTGTGACCATATTATCAGTTTCAATGTCTTTTTTTAGTTTTAATTGATCCTTCAGCACATCTTGATATTCTTCTTCACTATAATATGGGTTTGTTAATATTGGATAAATTGTTACTTCTGGAACATCTCTTTTCAATCTTTCTCGCAATTCATATGGTGTCATCATTATAGTCAATCCTTTCGTAGTTTTACTGTTTAAATAAAATTAGTAACATAAAATAGAAGATTTATATTAAAAATCATTTATTTTCTCAGTATTCAGCTTAACGGATAAGAACGTATGTTCTTTTCGGTTTTAAAAGAAAAGCCCATAGGCTAATCTTACTTAGCGGATTTAAACGTACATCCGCAATTATTACATCTCCATGTGTTTTTTTTACCCTTTTTTCCAGCAAAACCAGCTAGTGTTCCTATTCCTCCAGTTAAAAGTGCTCCCCCTGCAGCCTTTCCCACAGAGAAGCCTTTACGATTATTATGCATATATTGGACGTTAAGGCTTCTACAATAAGGACAATAGACACCAAGATGGAATAGCCCTGCTTTTTTATCCGAGTGATAATAATCATTAGAATATGTTGGAGCAACTTTCTGATTTTGTTCTGTTTCGTTTGAATTACTTTCTGTAAATTCTTGAATAGGATTTTGTTTTTCTATTATTTTTTCTGTTCGTTTTATTTCTTGTTCATGTAGCAATTTCTTTGCTTTTGGATCTTTTAATATTTTATACAATGAAATAAAAAGAAAAATAGTGCCTGGAATAAATAACTCTAATGCAGTGAAAAATAATCCAATAAGAATCATATAAATCCATACAAAATAGGATAAATTATTTCTCTTCTTAAAAATACAGTAAACAAAATATACAGAAGTTACGAATAATCCTAATAAAGATGATAGACCTAAAAATGCACTCATTTTTTAGCCTCCTATATGTGTTTTTTATGGCTAATGCTATTATAAATCGTAGACAAATTATTGAATACCATATTTAGAAATACCTAATTGTATTTCTGCAGAAGTTTTCATTTCTTTAGGTGTGTTTCTTAAAGCTTCTTCTTCACTCATTCCTTCAACGGTAACTTTATAAGCTGCAGGAGTCATACCGTACACATTTAGGAATCCTGTGAGCGTATTTATGTCAGTAGAGATATTTCCATTAGTGATATCTTCTGTAGTATCAGTAATTTTAACTTCGTTCTCGGGTGCATTAGTTTCGGGAGAATTTTTGTATTCTTTTTGTTTATCTGCAAGGAAATCTTCTTTGTTACTAAACTCAAGTGGTTGAAAGACTAGTTCGCCATCTGTTAATGTGCCATCAGATTCTTTAATTAGAGTTCCTAAATTAGAGCTCATTGATTTTCTTCCATCCGCTAAAATATTAAATTTAAGGTCAATTAATGAAGAGTGGTCTACTTGACCATTTGAATATGTCCCGTCTTCATTAATAAAAAATAGGTTTCCACTTTGAGGAATACCCCAACCTCCAATAAAATCAGCTAAACTTACTTCCACATGTGGTTTTTCCACAGATGTAGAAGAAGTAATAACATTGGACGTTTTAGTTATTGAATTTGATTCGTTTTTCTTCGTATTACCAGATGATTCTTTGGTGACAGAGATAACAGTAGAAGAGGACACTGTTGTTTTTACTTCTTTTTTATCCCCATCAGAACAAGCAGTCATTGAGAACAAAGATATTCCCAACATAAATAAGATACTATTTCTCATAATATAGCTCCTTTACTTTAAAACCATTTAACAATCCCCAATGTACCGTTAGGTTTAAAAAACAATTTATAATCGCCGTATACAAGACCTTCGGGAAACTGTTTGGAATAAGCAGATAAAGCACATTCCAGGGCTTGTTTTGTAATGCCTAGGAAATCGGCGCATTCCCAAACATATGTAAAACGTTCATGATAGCAGTCAATTAAATCTTGAGGTGTGACTACCATTGTTGCTCCAATATCACGAGCTTTTTGTTCTTGTTTTCTCTTTTCATTTGTATCTTGATCTATTATATCACCAACCGACGTGAGGTGATGCCCGATTTCCTCTGCAACTGTACTAGTTAATTCTCTAGGATGTTGTTGAGGATTTAAATAAACAACATTATTAATATACAATCCCTTTTGCTTTTCTGGCATGTTTGGTTCAAACTTATATGTTAAATCTGAAAAGCGAGCCATCAGTTCTTCTGACGTAACCATAAAAACACCTACTACTTTAATTATTTGTGATCGCGTTTCTTAATATAATCAATGAAAGAGAGAATCTCATTCATTTCTGTATCTGAAACGTCATCGTCTATATGAGCAGCGACGGTTAATTGTTTTTTTGATAAGGAAGTATCTTCAAAACTTTCTCTCCCATGTAAATAATCTAGACTTACATTGAAATAGTCAGCAATCTTATTTTGGATATCTATATCTGGAGTTCTTCTTCCTTGTTCATAGGAAGAGTAAGTCGTTCTAGCTACACCAAGTGCATTTGCAACATCAGTTTGTGTTAATTTTTTTTGTTTCCTTAATTCTGTTAAGCGTGTACCGAACATAATGTTACCTCCTACGATTCGTTATGTACATATGATACTACGCAAACTGCGTAGTTTGAAGTTAAATATATTGAATGTGTCAAAAAGAGTAATTAATTGTTGACATGTGTCAAAATGCGTAGTATTATAAAAGTACGCAATACGACACATAAAGGAGGACGTAAAATGAGAGATTGGCTATTGAAATTGCGTATAAAAAATAAAATGACTCAAGAAGAGGTTGCCGTTAAAGCGGAAATTTCAAGAACCACATATGCATCTATTGAACAGGGAAGAAGAAGACCGTCTGTGGAAAGTGCTATGCGAATCGCATCAATTTTGGGTTTTGATTGGACACTTTTTTTTGAATAACTATGACTCGTTATGACTCTTTATATTTGGATAGGAGGTGAAAATATGCCAGAAAAACAAAAGATGATTGATTTCATTTTGGAAATCATGCCAAACGTAAAGCTTATTGTTGAACTAGCAACAGATGATCAGTTAATTCGTCTGTATGAACAAGCACAGGATAAGTTGAACTATCAATTAGATCTAATCTAATTGTATTAAAAAATACATCATATAAAAAGATGGTTAATTAAGAAAGGAAGAAGTAAAAGTAAATGTCAATGTCAGTAATATTAAGAAAGTCGTTAATCGAAGTTCTTAATAAGAAAAATGAAAAGAAGAAAGATGTGGCACGTGAAATCAGTACATCTCAACAATCATTGAGTGATTGGACTTCTCAGAATAATGTTAAACCAGTAACGATTGAAAATGCTCTAAGGCTTAGTGATCACTTTAGAGATTCGACTTTCACAATGGAAGTTATTCATCAGTTTTTTGGAATGTTTAAAACTTGCGATGGAGATGTTTATCGAAAAGATCCTTCATCATTGGACCGATTACAGAAAATTGAATCTAATGAGAGAAAAGCATTGAAGCATGACATCGAAAGAATTATTTTGAAAAATCCTGAATATTTATCTGAACAAGATATTTCTAAAATAGTTGCATACGCAAATGAATATTTAGATGAAGTAATTGTTGAAATCACACTACTTAGTAGCTTATGTGATCTTGCTTCAATCGATATTCGTTATTTAAGTGAGCAACGCTTTCCATATTGGGAACAATTAGGATACATGAGGAAGGAGAATATAAATGGCACTAGAAGTTATTGATTTTAAATCAAAAAAAGATCGAAAAGTTAATTCAAAGAAAATTCCACCTTTGAAAGCAATAGAAGTAGCAAAAAGAAAAAATGTTTCAGCTGCTACTGTTACAAGATGGATGAAACGAGAAATTGATCCATTGCCTGCTAAAAGAAATGGTGGATTGGTAAGAATAGAAGTCGATGATTTAGAGGAATGGTATGAAAGAAACTTTATATAGGAGGGTCTCTAGTGAAAAATAAGGAACTTGCAATTAAAACAATGATGACACTTTCCGTAGGAATTTTATTCTTTGTGTTTATTTTATGTTTGATTAAATCACAATTTTTAACAGCGATTATATTAGCACTTTTTTTTATGTTTATCAGAGTGCTATGGGTAAATAGGGGTGGAAAATAAATGAAGAAAAGAAAACCAAAAAGCTTATACGAAGCTAGAATTTTAGGAGCATTTATTCTTGTCTTTATATTAGGGTTATTAATTAAAAATAGTGTTCCAGCGGGCTATCTACTTTTGATTATTGGACCAATTGCAGTTGTTTGGTTCATGAAGTACGACGATGCAAAATATTTAGTTTACACAAAAAAAGAGACTCATTCGTCAGCAAACGATTAAGTCCCATACAAAAATTATACACGAGAATTATAACATAAAAACTGGAGGAAATAAAATGGATAATGAGTCAAATAAATTAATCATGTCAAAACGTTTTGAAGAATGGTTTAAAAATGCGACTGAAAATTGCGCAGAACGAGAATTATACGCTACAGCGTTAATTGCACGTATGGATTGGTTAGTTGATCCAATAATTAGTAAAAGTTATAGATATGATTTAACAACAGAGCTGAATCAAAATCATAGTAGTGCTTGGTATGATGTTGCTACTGAAATTTGTAACAAACGCAAAGAAACAGTTATACGAGCAATCTTAGAAGACAATATTGAAATTGAAGGAGATTAATTGTATGAAAAACATTAGCTTGGAGTCAATCCGTATTCATAATTTTAAAGGTATATCGGACCTGATGATTGAACCAAATGGTAAAAGTATTGATATTTTTGGAGACAACGATGCAGGCAAAACAACTATCTATGATGCTTTTCTCTGGTGCTTGTTCAACAAAGATTCAAAAGAACGTACTAAGATTCAGTGGCGTCCACTTGATGAAAACAGCGAGCCAATTCGCGGTAAACAGACATCAGTAACTGTCGTTTTGACTATCAATGGTCAGGCAAAGGAGTTTGAAAAGGTCCGAGGAGACAAAGAGGTTATCAAACGAAATTCGGAACACAAGTCTTATGAGATGTTTACAAAATACCTCGTAGACGGATTAGAGACCACAACTAAGAAAGCATTTGACGATGAAGTAGAAAAAGTATTAGATCAAGACACATTTAAGAATCTGACTAGTGTGACTTATTTTTGTGAGCAGTTAGTGGCAGATGAACGACGTCAAAAGCTTTTTGAATACTTTGGCAGCAAGACAGATGAAGAGATTATCAACGAATCGCCATCAATTCACCAATTAAAAGAAATTATTGGTAATGATGACATTAAAACAGCTCGTGAGCGTGTGCTTCAAGAACAAAAGCGAATCAACGAAACGCTGAAAAATATTCCTGTAAAAATCGAAGGTATTCAAGCAGCATTGCCAGATATTGAAAATATCAACAAAGAGCAACTATTAACCACTCGCAACGAGTTGACATTAAAGAAAAATGACATCGAAAACCAGCTCGTTACTATTAGAAATGGTGGTAATATTTCAGAATTAATTGCAAGTCTTAATACAAAACAAGAAGAATTAACTGCTGCTAAATTGAAGCATGATAATGCACAGAATGCACGCATTAATGGCATTGAGCAAGGTAAGTCAAAACTCTTTGCTGATCTCAATAAAGCCCAGAAGACGTATGCAGATGAAGAATCAAGTCTTAATGTAACAGAACGTTTGGTTTCTATAAAAGATAATGAACTGATTGCATTAAATAAAAAGCATGAAGAATTGTACGACAAATATGATGAAGTAGAAGCTGAAGAATTTACAGGCGGTCTAGTTTATACCAAATTATCTTTCAATGAAAATCTTTTAGTTTGTCAGCACTGTAATCGTCCATATGATGTCAAGGATCAAGATGAAATGAAACGACATCATGAGGAAGAAGAGCAAAAACGTGCAGAAGAAATTGAGTTAACAAATAAAGAAATAAAAGCCCAGTTTGAAGCGGATAAGCAAATCAAGCTCTCTGAAATTCGAGAAAAAGGCATTCAAAATAACAAAGATCGCGAAGCCCTAAAAAAAGAGATCGGCGAGTTAAAAGAACAACTATTGATTAAAACAGAAGCATATAACATTGCTAAAAAACACTTGGAAGATGTGAAGGAAAACTTAGCTGATGTAGAGCAGCAGATTTCCTCATTAAAATTAGACAAAATACCATTTGAAGCAACTGAAAAATATTCAACTATCACTAAAGAAATAAAAAAATTGCAAGAGTACATTACTCAAAGTAACGAAGCTATTCTAGAACAAACTTCCGCTAAAACAAGTGAGATTACAGAAATAGATAAAGAAATCGCAATGATTGATGAAAAATTAGCCTTGCTAAAAGAGTATGAAAGACAGTTATCGATTATTGAAGATTTCAATGAACAAGAGCGCCAATTATCACATAAGAAAGGCGAAGTATTACAAAAATTAGTACTATTTGAAGAATTCTTTATAACAAAACAAAACATGCTGCAAGAAATTATAAATAGTCATTTCTCAGTTGTTAAATGGAAATTGTTCGATTTCTTTGAAGATGGAGGACTTAATGAAGCAGTATGTGAGCCGATGATTGACGGGGTGCCGTTCAGTTCTCTAAATAACGGAAGCAGGATGCAAGCTGGATTAGACGTATCCAACACTCTAATGAAACAGGAAGGCTATATCGTTCCAATTTTTATCGATAACGCTGAAGGTTTGACTAATCACAATAGAGACTCTGTTCAAGTAGACACTCAAGTTATTGCTATGTATGTAAATGAAGATGATAAAACTTTACGAATCAAAAATCACAAAACGGAGGGAAAATAGATGACACATGAACTTGCAGAAAATAAGATTTACGGAAATAGATTAACTAAAATTAACGATACCTTTATGCCACAAGTAGAATCACAGTTATTGAGTAATGGAATAAATATGACTGAATATCAAAAGCAATGCGTAATAAGCGCTATACAAGGAATTAATACAATGCTAACAAACTCAAACTTGTCAATTAATGATGTAGATTCAACAAATATGACAGAAACATTAATGACAATTGCAGCATTACAAGTCAATGCTTCAGCTATTCCTCGTGAAGTCTATTTTCAGACTAGAAATGTTAATAGGAAACAGTTTGGTCAATCAGATAATTGGGTGAAAGTAATTGAAATGGGTATTGAAGGAGATGGAAACGATGCTATCCTTTCAAAATTTGGACGGAACGTAAAACATGTTCATCGTCATTGGGAAGTGAGAGAAGAAGACCATTTTTCGTACCCAGGTTATAAAGGATTATCAGTGACAGATCCAGAATGGGGGCCAACTGGTAAAGGAAAAGTAGTTAGAGTTGTTTATCCTATTGAAATGTCTGACGGTACAATCGAGTATCACATTGCAGAACGAGAGGATGTTGTTAAAAATTTAATTGCTCATATAAACCAGAACCTTATGAATGAAACTTTTGGTATAGCTAAAAAGAAAAAAGACGCAAGTTATCAGCAAAAGCAGGAAATTGATAATAAAAAGCAAGAAATCATGAACAATTTGAAAACAATGTCTTTAGATGACATCTTAGACAGTCAAGAATATCAATCATACATTAGTCCCGCATGGAAATCTCCACAAAGTAGAGAATCCATGATTGTTCGTAAAATGAGAAACAACATTGTTAAGAAAATTCCTAAAAACTTCGAGAATGCTTATGTCGCTATGCAATATCAGTCGCAAGACGACGAAGTAGTTAAATCAGTTAGAAAAGACGTCACAGAACAAACAGCACAAGAGGTATTCGATTTTGATGAAGAACCGTCCGAAGCTACACAAGAAACTATGAAACACGATAAAGAAACTACAGCAGATACAACTATCATCGTTCCAGAAGAATTAGCAAAAGAGCCTGTCACTAGTCATGAGAAAGATAACGAACCAACACAAACAGCATTTTTCGATGATCTAACTACAACTATTACATCTGACACAGATGGACGTGGCTTTTAATGGTTGAAATTAATATACAAGGATCTTCATCTGCAGGTAATAATTATTTACTTGCAGATGGAAACTCTTCCTTAATGTTAGAAGCAGGATTAAAGCCTAAAGATATTATGAAACAAGGTATTAATTTTTCAAATATTCAAGGGTTACTTGTAACACATGAACATGGTGACCACTCAAAGTATATCAATGATATTTTACTCGCTGGAAGATTTGATGTGTGGGCCTCACGAGGAACTTTAGAAGCATTAGGTATAAATAGACGGTCACATATTTTAAAAGCTAACCAGCAACAGAAAATTGGTGATTGGTTAGTTAAACCTTTTGCCACTATTCACGATGACAAAAAGGCACGGGCGAGAGAACCACTGGGCTTTCTTATTCTTTCGCCTAGTGGAAAGAAAATAGTATTTGCTACAGATACTAACTATTTACCTAAAACGTTTAAAGACGTCACTCATTGGCTCGTTGAGTGTAATCATGATATCAAGTTAGTAAGACAGAGCAAACTGCCAAAAAGTGTTCAAGATCGAATTTTAAGAACGCATATGAGCATAGATGCCTGCAAAAAGTTTTTTCAGTCAACTGATTTAACAAAAACAGAAGAAATATATCTCATCCATTTAAGCGACAAGAATAGTGATCCAGAAAAATTTAAAGAAGAAATAGAAAAAATAACCAATAAAAAAATAATTATTGCATAGAGAGTGGAGGTGTGACATTGAATTATTTACAACAGATTCTTGCGTTTGACGATTATTTGCTTTATAAACAAAAGCTTTCATCAGGTCAGATTGCTTTATGGCGTGCATTAATGTCCATAAACAACAAAGCAGGATGGGCTACATGGTTTACAGCAGCTAATGCAACATTAGAATCTTTGTCAGGTTTGTCACGCTCAGGAATTAATAAAAATAGAAACGCGTTAAAGCAACTAGGCTTGATTGATTTTAAAAGTAATGGTCGAAAAGCTACTTCTTACAAGGTATGCGTACTTTATACGTTAAATAGTGCGCAAGAGAGTACACAACAGAGTAACGATAAAGTGACACTAAAGAGTACAACGCAGTCAACGAACAGTGGCACATTAATTAAACATAAACAAAACATAAACACAAATAATTCTTTTTCACCAGAAACAGATAAAAATAAATTAAATATATACGCTGCCGTCGAACAAAATTTTGGGAGACCACTTTCGCCTATCGAAATGGAAATGATTAAACAGTGGCAAACAGAAGATGGTTATCCAGATGACCTTATTCAATTAGCCCTTAAAGAGGCAGTTCTTAATCAGGCATTCAGTCTAAAGTATATGGACCGCATATTGTTAAGCTGGGAACGTAAGGGAATAAAGACAAAAAATCAAGCTATAAAAAAAATTAGTGAATACAATATGCGAAATGATCAAGAGGAGATTTCTGTCGATTCAATACCAAAAGTTACAATGCATAACTGGTTAAATCCAGAGGGAAATTAAGAGAGAGGTGCTGTGATGAAAGCGTGGAGTCAGTTTGAAAAAATGATTGAACAAACCAACGAGTGGTATTGTCGTAACAGAAAAGGCACAGTAGCAAAAATACCTAATGGAACTAAAACTATAAGGGTTGGTGGAAAACCTGTAGTGATTCCAACTAACAAGACAGGATGCGATTTTATCGGACATTTGAAGGGTCGGCCAATCGCCTTCGATTGCAAATCTACTGAAAATAAAACCGCATTTCCATTTTATGTTGGAAATAAACCAATGTTAAAAGATCACCAAAAAAATTTTTTAAAGGATTTTAAATTAAGCGGCGGAACAGCATTTTTATTAATTCAATTCAACAAAAGTCATCAAGTATTTTTAGTGGATGTTGATGATTATTTAAATATGCAAAAAAACTTAGGTCGTAAGAGTATTCCGTTAGATTACTTAAAAGAATTTGAGGTTCGACAGCATGGATACTATTCACATTATTTAGAAAAGTTAGAGCAAAACTACTGGCAATAACAGATTTAGGAGGAGTGGAAATGAGTATTGCATTACCAAAACAAAAACAGTTAAGAGGTCCGTTACTTGATTACCTGAGAATTGCAGAGGATAATGGCGACTTGTTTGCATGGAGAAAGGCGTGCGAAATTGGGCGAGAAATATTCTCAGGTGATTTTTCAGACAATGCTAAACCATTAATTGTTATATACAAAGATGGATCTTCAGAAGTATTTAACACAAGAGCTGATGTAATTTCAGCGTGTCGAATTGGAAATGAAACTTTGCGAAAATGTTTGGAGACTGGTGAACAAGATAGATTGGGTCGCTGTTATGACTATGCCATTTTAGAGTAGCAAATTGTAATAGCAAATCGTATCTTTTGGTTCAATGGGTTATTCATTATGAATTTTAAAATTATGAGTTTGGAGGGGGAGCAATGGGAAAGAATTTACTCAGAGAGAAGAAGCGATTAATACGACAAAAAATTCTTTTTCTGACGGGTGAAAACGAATCTTGGATGAAGAATCCAGAAATCGTGAAAGAAGTCCAGAGGCTCTCTAAGCAACTAGAGTCAGATCTTATAGCGGATAAGCGACCATTACCCAGTTTAGATCCTGATAAATTAACAAAAGAGAAGTACCAACATTTCTTAGATTTAGGTTATCAAGTAGGAGATATTAAGAAAGCTTTAGGACTAGGCACAACAACCTTTCAAAATTGGCGAAAGGCTAACGGAATAGAAAATAAAATTAATAGAAAACAAAAGAAAGAGGAGAGTAAACTTATGAAATTTAACATTAATACAGCAAGCTTATTATTACCAGGAACATTTGGAGCAGAAGGAAAAGAGTGTATTACGATTTCAAAAAGCGGGTTGGCTTTGAGCGGTCCAGTTGTGAGACGACTAAACAAACCTGAATGGATTCAATTGTATTTAGATGAATCAAGATTAGCATTGTTTGTAATTCCCTGTAAAGCGACGGACGAAGGCGCTAGAAGTTGTGTAAATCCGAAGTCAAAAAAGAAAGCAGGGTATCGTAAAAGCTGGTCAGGTAGCATTTTAGAGAAGGTAGCAAAAGCCAGCAAGATGGATATTGAAAATCATCGTTATCATGTTGAACCAGAAAGCGTTGAAGGCTACCCAACTGCTCTTGGTTTTGATTTAACAAAAGCCGTAAAAAATTAATTATTAATTGTTGAGGGTGAAAAAATGAAAATAATCAAAATTAGAATTTTTATTAATACTGGATCCTTTACAATGGCTACTTTTGATACAGAAATATTTGCCGAAACATTCAAAAATTTAACTTCAATACTAAATGACGATGAATATAAATACAAATTTGTAAAAATCGGTGATGTGATTATTAAACCAGTAGAGGTTACGAGAATAATTAAACTATAAAATTTATAAATGTAGTGAAAGGAACAGAACATGAAATTCAAAAATGTGGAATTAATATCAAAAAACGGTATCGATAAAAAAATTGAATCAGTTGATATTGATGAACTTACTAAAGAAGAATACGTAATGCTTAGGAATCTAGGACTAGGTGACCAACTATCTCATAAAACGAGCATGACGCTTAACGAAATTGAAATAAAACTTGATATTTTCGGTAAAGTATCTATAACACAAGGGTTCTATGTATTAATTAATTAGAAAGCGGAAGGAGTGGAGTTTGTGGCCACAGTAAAGAATTCTTTACTCCTTTAAATTATGAAAAGAATATTGAATTATCCAGGAAGCAAATGGCGTATGTCTGATTTGATAATTAGTCAGATGCCTAAGCATAAAGCATATTTAGAACCATTCATGGGTAGTCTGGCTGTTTTTCTAAACAAACCAAGAGTGACTCTTGAAACAATAAATGATATCGATGCACGATTAGTCAACTTATTCAGAGTGATGCGTGATAATCCTGAAAAGCTTCAGTATCTTATTTATCACACGCTGTACTCACGCGAAGAATTTAAAAGGTCAAACGAAATAGCTGTTGATCCAGTTGAAGACGCTAGACGAATGGCCGTTCGCTTATGGTTTGGTGTTGGCGGTAAAACAGTGGCGATGCCTGGTTTTAGAAAAAATATAAGTTGGAACGGTCCATATACTGCTTATGAATGGACGGATATGTATAGCAGAATCGGCTATGCAGCCGCTAGATTGAAAAATGCTCAAATTGAATGTAAAGATGGTATTCAATTGATTAAAGAACATAATGATCCAGACACTTTGATTTATTGTGATCCTCCCTATATCGGATCAAGCTTGGTCAGTGATCATTATGAGAACGGATTTACCAACCATCAACACGAAGAATTATTGACTACTTTAATAAATCATCAGGGGAAAGTGATTTTATCAGGCTATGATAGTGAATTATATAATGACAGATTAAAAGATTGGTATGTCGTTAAGCAGCATACCAAGGTTGGAATTACTACTAAGAAAAAGTCTGATCGTACTGAAATATTGTGGCTAAATTATGAACCGAATGAACAAATAAACTTATTTTGAAAAAGAAGAAAGGAAAAAATATGTCATATCCAAATTTTCAGAAAGAAAGTTCTACGTGTGCTAATTGTGGTAACGCATTGTTTAATGATGGAGAATTTACTAATCAATCATATTTAACGATTAGAGACAATTTTATGATAGTTAATTTTTTCCAGTTTGAAGATGGAACAGACAATATGTTTTGTGATGCAAATTGTCTTGCTAGTTTTCTTTCAGCGGAAGAAGTGGAAATATTAGAAAGTGAGTGAAGAAGATGATTCCAAAATTTAGAGCATATTCAGTAGAAGAAAACATAATGTATTATCCAGATGAAGATAAAAATGTAGAATGGACTATTGATGATGATACAGGATTTATAGCGCCTCTTATCAATCTAGAAAATGGCATGTGGGGAATGATTGATAAATATGTTCTCATGCAATCAACAGGCTTAAAAGACAAGAACGGCGTTGAATTTTTTGAGGGCGATATTGGCTGGGATGACCATCTAGAAGTGCACGGACAAGTAATTTTTGAAAATGGTGCATTTAAATATGAGTGGGACAATATATCTGAGGATTTATTTGAAGTTACCGACGATATTGAGATTGTTGGGAATATCCATGAAAATCCAGAGCTATTGGAGGTCGCAGAATGAGTGAATTAAGACATCAGGAAATAATTGATCGGGTACATTACATGTATTTGCAGACGGATGGAACAATAGAATTTCCGAATAGCTTCGAAGGAGACTTGTTAAAAATAGCATATGGAACTGCGGTTCAATCAATTAAGCAACCGCAGCTCAATCCAAATCAGCAGATCGTGCTTGATTGGTTGAAAGAAAAATATACAGTCACAAATATTGAACCTATAGAATTATTTTGGAGACTGAGAGTTAATTCTATAAAACCAGACTATCGTGGTAGACCTGTCTATAGAAGTTACAGATATATGTCAAAAATTGGGCAATTACAAGTCATACAAGCGTTTAGCCGATGGGCCTTGGAAATTGGTGGAGCGGATGTTTGTGATGGAGCCAGAAGGACTGAAAAAACTTCAAGTACTGCTATCACAAATTGA